CTAGCCGTCTGCACGGCTCCGGCCGAGTCGAGGACGTTGACTTGCGGGTAGACTTCGGCCGCGGTTTCAAGCGTGATCGTTGAGTACTGGACGCTGTCAAGGTTCGGCGTCAGCGTGAATGTTGTGATCGGGTTCGCGTTCGTGTAGCGCTGCTGGAAAGTGAGTGCGCCTGTTGCCGAGGTGTAGAACTCGCCGCCTTCGGCGGCAGCGACACGCTGCAAGAGGTCAACGAGAGAAGCGCCGGCGCTTTCGGTGCGCGTGACGGCGGTCACGGTGCCTGCGTCGATGTCGGTGGTGCCGGTGACGGTGGCAAGCGCCAGGATGTCGTTAACGCGCGTGCCGGTAAGGGCGGCTGCAAAGACGGTGTCGACCTCGAGGGCTTGGCGGGCGAGCTGGGCAAGGGAGTCGGTCGCGACGAACTCGGCGACCTGGAATCCGCCAGGCTGCATCGAGTAGGCGATCTGTTCGATCGTGCCGGTGAACAGCTCGTGCCATGTCAGGGTTGTTTTGCGGAACTGGACGACCACGGGGCGGCCCTTGCTGATGTTGCCGTAATACGGGCCTGCGGTGTTCTGTGGGTCGTAGTCGCGCGCTTGGTCGAGAAGTCTTAGCGCGCATGATCCGGCCGTCGTGTTGTCGACCGAGCGGGCGCGGCCGCGAGCAATGTCAATGTTGACAACGTCGGCGGTCACATTGGCGTACGTGTACGTGGCCGGGTCGAGGCCAAGCGTCGCGGTATCGAGTTCGGCGAGGCCGGGAATGTCAAGGTGGAGTTCGGTGTAGTCCTGCACAAAGCCAATCAAAACGCGGTACTCGGTGTTCGGATTTGAGACGACCTCGGTCATGTGATCCACCGGGCAGGTAGCGCGCCGTTGCGGAGAGTCCACGCGTTGAGTGCGTCGACAATGGTCTGGCCGACCTGGGCGCCGTTTGTGCCGATCCCGGCGTTCACGGTGAGATTCACTCCGGCGGAGCGGTCTGCGCCGCTAGTGGCAATGCCTGCCGCCCGGATCGCATCGGCGGGCGTGCTGACACCTCCGACGGGAGCGGCGGCCTGGGCGAGGCGGGCGGCGGCAATGCCTACAGCCGATTCCTTGCTCGAGAGGCCGTCGGCGAATGATTGGCCGAGGTTGGCGGCGGCCTGGGCGAAGTCTGGGCCGAACGAGGTCTTAAACAAACCCATGAGTACTTTGTGGATCTCGATGTACTTGCCGGGCTGTTTGTCGAGCTGCTCGCCGAGGTCAGCAAGTTGCAGGTCAAGAGCTTCGCGCCTGGCGCTGCGCTCATTGTCAAGGTCAGTCTTGAGAGCGTTGTAGCTGTTCTCGGCCGCGGTCTTAGCGGTCGCGGCTTCGTCCTGGACGGCCTTTTCGGCAATGTCGGCGGCCTGCTGGGCGGCGGTGCGCTGTAGGTCGGCACGGTCGCGTGCGGCCTTGCGTTCGGCGTCGGCCAGCTCGCTCAAAGCCTTGAGGGATGCTTCCGCGCGCATGTCGGCAAGGTGCAGCTCGGCTTCGGCGATCGCCTCGAGGTCGCCGTCCTTGCGGGCGGTGGCGAGTTGCTTCTCGGCGGCGGCGAGGTCGCGGGCTGCGAGGATCTGGGCACGGTCTGCCTGGGCGGCCGCGAGGGCGACCTCGGCCGGGGTGAGCGCCGTCTCCTGCGTGCTGATGCTGGTAAGGGTGTCGCCGAGCTTGGCGCGAATGGCATCGACGCGTTGCGTCAGGGTGCGGTCGATGCCGTCCAGGGTTGCGCTCAGGTTCGTGTCGATGCCGCGCGCCAGGCGTTGCGTCTCAGCGTCATAGGCGCGAAGGGCGTCGCTCGAGAACTGGCCGAACGCTGTATCGAGCGCGCTTGTGAGGGTCGCCTTCAGTTGAACTGCTTTCGCCTTGAGGGCGTCGGCGGCCTTCTGGGTGGCTGCTGCGGCCTTAGAGGCAGCAGTCTTTGCTGCGGCTGCGGCCTTCGTGCCGCTGGCGGCAATGGCGGCGGCGGGATAGTTGGCAATGGCCGACTGGGCAGGGTCAGCGCTGAACGTCTTGTTCGCAACCTTGACGGCGTCGAGGATGCCGCCGAGAGCGCTCTTTACCTTCTCGCTGCTCTTGCCGTTCGCGAAGTCGATCGCTCTCATCTCAAAGTTAGTGACGCCCTGGCCGAAGCGGTCAATGGCGCCAGCCCATTCGTCCGCTTTGCCGCCAAGGTTCGTGCCGAGGATCGGGTCAATGACTTTGCCAAACAGGCCGCCAGCCTTGACGAGAAGAAAGCCTGCGGCGGCGACAACCTTCACGACCTCAGCGAAGACGGCAATGATGGCGCCGCCGACGAGCTGGGCGCGCCCGGCCCACGTTGCCATTGCGTCGCCTGCCGTCTTTGACGAGGTCTGGATGGCCTCGTACGCGATGACGACGGCGGCGGCCGCCAGGGCAAGTTTCACAAAGATGTTGGCTTTCACGACGGTGTTGAACACGAACTGGGCGGCGCTCGCAAGCTTTGTGATGGCGGTGTACGCTTGCATAGCTACGTTGATCGCAATGATGGCTCCGGCCGTGCCAAGGATGGCGGCGGTCGCGATCAGGAAGACGCGCGTATTCTCCTGCGCCCACGCTGCGACCTTCTGCAAGATCGGGAGGAGCTTGTTCAGGATCGGCAGGAAGGTTGCGCCGATCGCCTCGCTCGTCTCGCTCATTGCAATGCCAAGCGACTTCATCCGTCCGGCAGCGGTGTTGGCCGAGGCCGAGGCGGCTCCGGCAAACGTCGCGGACAGTTCCTTTGTGGCGGCGTCGAAGTCGTTTGTTTTCTTCGTGTTCGCAGAGAGGGGCACGCCAAGCTTCGTGAGTGCGCCGACGTTGCCGAGCGATGCCTTTGCCAGGGCGAGGCTGACGGCCTCGAGGTCTTTGCCGGTGGCGGCGCTGACGTCCTGCGCGAGCGCGAGGAGGGACTGCGACTGCGTGAGATCTTTCGTGGCGCGCACGAGGCTTGCGAGAGCCGGGCGCAGCTTGTCGTCAGCGGTTGCGGTCGCGATCGACTGCGACGTGATCCACTTCTCGTTCTGGGCGATCGCCTCGGCCGTGGCACCCGTCGAGGTGACGAGCTGTTTGGCGAGGAGCTCCTGCGCCGCCTGGTCGTCGATTGCCGCTTTGATGCTGCCTTCGAGGGCGAGCCCTAGTGCGCCGACGACGGCGACGGCGGGCAAAAACGCAGATTGGAATGCTGCGCCAGTCTTTGCGCTGATGCCGTCCAGCTCGCTGAACTTTTTGCTAGCGGAGTCGATCCCGGCCGCGTTGAACGTCGAGAGGATCGGGACAATAATGCTCATGCGAGTTCCTTCGTCAATCGGGCGCTGACGGTGTCGAGGATGCCGCCGACGACCTGCTGGACGTGCGGCAGTTCCTGCTCGGCGGCCGGCCACATGCCGCGCGATGCGCCATGAATCCTGTTCAAGTTCGAGATCATGGCGCGGCCTGCCGGAGTGTTCCCGGAAGACTTGCGACCGGCCATGTCATAGATCGCACCCATAGCGTCAGTTTGCACAACAGCGAGAAGAAGATAGGTGCCGTCGGAGCGCCGCTTGCCACCCGTCTTGATGACGACCTTGTTTCGCGTTTTGCCGCGAGCGTTCCAACCTGCAACCGTTCCCCCAGTCGACCTCGTCCACGACCGTGAGAAGCCGCTCAGGGGCGGCTCGAGGGGCACATACTCGCGCGCCTTCTGCTGCAACGGCTTTGCGGCAGCGCGTATGTCTTTTTTGACCTGCTTCTGAAACTCGGCGTCAAGCTGGCGGAGCGTTCTTAGAGCTGCGGTCACTCCCTCTACTTTCATGGTGGCGCCGATACTCATTCTGAAAGTAACTCCGTAACGGTGTAGAGGTCGCGAGTGTCGAACTCAATGTCTACCGGCCAGAAGCCGGTGCGGGCGAGCACTTGGGCGAGGAGCCGTCGGTGCGTCCCTATTTCGTAGGTCCCACCGGCTCGGTGGTGTCGACTAGGTCAAGGCTGACGAGCTGCTGAATGAACTGGTCAAGGTTCTTCGGCACCTCGGCGCCTCGCTGGACGAGGGTGGCGTGGGCGAGGAAGAATAGGTCGTCCATGCCAATGCCGTCGGTGGCGATCTGCGGGATCTTGCGGCTCGTTCTGCGTTCCCACTGGGCCAGAGACCAGAGCGAGGTGACGATGCGCTCCGATCCCTGGCCGTAGTCGAGGTCGAGCGTTAGCACTAGCTATACGTCCGCGTGACGGGGCCGTCGAGGACGAACGTGATCGAGGTGCTGAGGGCGTCACCTGCAGGGCCGCCGACGGTCGGGAACTGGGGGATGCAGTTGCCGGTAAACGTAGACTCGTGGTCGCCTGCGACGTTTGAAGCGACCATCTCGAAGCCGATGGAGGTACCGGCCTCGGCGGCGATCCACAAGGAATCCATGAGTCCGGCCGATGCGGCCAGCTCGGCCCAATCGGTGTAAACGGTCGTGTCAAGGGTGCCGCCCACGTTCGTCACGATGGACGTCTGCCCAGACAAAGTGTCGTACGTCTGCACGGTGTTCTGCTGATTGAGCACGACGGTGCTCGCCTGGTACTCATAGCTGTCGCCGTCGATTTCGAAAGTGATCGAGCGGCCGTTGTTAATGACGGTAGCCATAGTTTTTCCCTCCTAGGACTGAATCGTGTAAGTGACAATGAGGTCGTATGACGGGAAGTCGCTTGAGCCGACTGTCGTAGTGGACGGCGTGCCGCTCACGACGTTGATTGCGGCGACGGCGTCGTCGGCGAGCTGCATGAGGAGTTTGGCGGCGTCACGGTTGCCGGGACCGGGGGCGATCAAGTGCACGATCGTCGTCGTCGAAATCATGTGCGGATTCACGACCACGAACGAGGGCGGGTCGATGAGCGCGCACGGCGGCTTGATGTTGCGCGGATCGGTTGCACTCACGATGCCTGCGGCGGTGAGTCCTGCTTGGATGACGTCGACGGTTTCCTGGAGCATGTCAGGCAATCTGGGGGCGGCCGATAGCGAGGAGACGCATGATTTGACCCATGCTGGCGACGGGTGCGCCGGTACTCATCTCGCCGAAGCTGGCGAACGAGTCGACGGAGCCGCGCTCGCGGTAGAGAGTTCCGGCGTACATGATCGTGCCGAGGGTGACGGCGGCGTTTGGTGACTCTTCCGGGTCGTCCTCGTAGCCGGCCTCAAGGCGCCGCCTGAATGCCCAGCTATTCGCCGCCGCCGTGCATAGGGCCACGAACGCTTCGTCGTCTACGGAGGCAGGCTCGACGCCTAGCCAGTCGAGGACGTCAGCGTCCGTGACCCATATGCACTCGACGACTGGCATCAGTCCGTGAGAGCGGTGAGGTTGTCGCCGGAGATCGCCAGGGTGGCAAGGTAGCCGCGGTAAGCAAGCGTCGTGGTGAGCACCGACGGATTCTCGGCGCGGAGGAGTCCACGATTCTGCTCCCACACCTCAAAGCCGCGCGAGTTGCCGACGATGCAGGTCTCTGACGCGAAGCCAGACGACACAATAAGCTGGACGCCGAGCGGGTTCGAGGTGAAGCTGCCGAGGTTGAGCGTGCCGGGAGCGTTCGAGGGTGCGTACGACGGCAGCACGGGCCGACCGTTTCCATCGACGAGGGATCCGAGCGACGCCCAGCGGTCGACCGAGACCGCGATAAAGTTCGGGAGGACGTTGGTTGCGGTGGCCTGAGCGGCGGCGGCAGCGTAGAGGGCTGCGATAACGCTCTCCGGGTCAGTGAAGTCGACGCCCGTGTCGGTCTGGCCGACACCGGCGAGCAGCTCGCCGCAGACGTACGCCTCGGTGACGTTCGCGTAGATGCGTGCCATGTCCATCACGACAGCATCAAGCATCGCAGGCTGCGTCCACTCGATGACCTGCTCGGACAGATCGAGAGTGCCGCCGAACGTCAGCTTCGTCACCTGGACGTCGTCGATGGCGAGCGCGGTCGAGGAGAGCTGGTCTCCCTGGGCGACCTGCTCGGCGATGCTGATGTGCGTCGAGATGACCGGCCGGATGAACACCTTTCCGCCAGACGGCATGGCGCGCGGGCCAAGTGCCGTGACAAGGGGACGGGCCGCCTCGATGGCCGAGAAGATCGGGGCGAGGATCGGCGTCGGCACAATGCCGGGCACGTCCGTGGTGGTGTCGAGCGCGACCGTGGCGCGAATGTTCGCGAACTCGATCGGGTTCGTCTTCATCGCCGACAGATACTCGCCGACGGATGCGGTGATGCGCTGGGCGGGGCGATGCTGGGCGGCAATGGTGCTGCCAGTCAGCTTGGCCGCGATCGCGGTCGGCGTCACTTCCTCAACCGGCTCATCGGCCGGAGGAGCGGGCTGCTCGATCTCACTCATGATAATAATCTCCTGGTGATGCGTAGCTTGAACTTCGGAAATGCGTGCGGCGGCAAATGCGCCTTCGGTAACGAGGGACAGCTCTAGCCAGTCGCCAGCGGTGACGACCATGGTTGCGCCGTCCATTGTCCAGGCGGTCGGCTTCACGCCGACACTTACGCTGTCGAGGACGCCGTCGAGGGCAAGAGTGAGGGCGTCGCTACCGGCGGAAGTCTGCGAGACTTTTGCCTTGAATGCCATGCCTTGTTCCGTCGAGACGCGCTCGACGACGAGGCCGACGGGACGGCTGAGGTCGTGGAACTCAATGAGCTTTGGCGGCCGGCCGTTGGTGGCGAGCGATCCGGGCGCGAACCTGACGACCTGGCCGTCGTTGACAACTGCGTCGACGTTCCACGGGACGGCAAGG